AATTCGATTCTACGGACGTTCACAGTCTCCTTGACTGCAAGGTTGATCGCACCTTTGGCAAGTATCTCGACATCGCCCTTAATGCTCTCATCCTCGTCGTAGCGCATATTATACACAAACTGTCTGTGTACAACAGGTTTTACAACGTCGGTATCGATATGCATAACAACTTGGCGAATCCCCTTGCCTGCCGCACCCATAAGCATCGACAAGCCAGAAGACGTACGTCCAGCGCCCTGTACGTTCAGGTCGCCATATACATACGCAGGAATGCCTGAGTGGTCATCCGCGAGACGACTGAACTTCTCGTATACCGCCATAAGCTCGTTGGCCCGCGTATCGGGCTGAGTGAAGCGTACAGCGGGGGCGCTGGACCCGACAGGATCATTCACTGTCTGCCAGATTTTCCAAGGAGTAAGTTGAGTGATGTCTTCGTTGGGCGGTAACCGCTCCAGATTCACTTCTACCTGAGGACCGGAGGAGATCCCCATGTTGTTCACAAGCGCACGTGCTGCAGCGTTACACACGCTCTGCAGGTCTTCGATGATCTTGGGAATGCCTTTGCCCCAGAACGCACCGGGGCACTTGATGAACGAGGTCTTGCAATAGGGCTTCTCGCCCAGCGGATCGTAGTTGAGCACTGCCTTGATAACGTAGTTACCAACTACCCAGACGTTCGCGTCGTACTCACGCGCCTCATCAGGAACGTCTTCTTTGGACATGCCCCACTCAACGAGCATCTTGCCGCTGATCTTGCCCCAGAACTCAAGCGCGTCGAACTCTTCAGTCGGACGCATGTAGGAGTAGAACTTACGCTCCTGCTCGTTCTTGGAAAGCTCGATGTCCTCAGAGATCCACGACTGACCGTTACCGATATCAAGGACTTTGCGGATAGCGTCCTCATCGTAACCCGGCACACCGATCAGATCCGACAACTTCATGCGGGAGAGCCGGTGATGCTCAAAGAGATAGCCTTCGTGGACGTGGGTAATCCCCGGCTCAGGGTAGATGCGGAAGGGATCAACCCGCTCAAACTCCGGTGCAAGCCGCTCAATCGGCTCGACCATAGTCTGTCCGGCCTCGTTGACTTTCCACCCCAGCGCACGCTGACGGCGAACTATCGGCCCCTTGAGAACTGCTACGGGGTAGGTAACAAGATCCGTGATGAAGTCATTAAACGCATCACCCCAGCCGCCCTGAGCGAACTGGTCCTGAATCTTGAGACTCATCTTGTCTGCGCGGTTCTGCGCACCCTGCAGGATCTTGAAGCGGTAGTCCTGCGCGATCATCTCACGCAGCGTCTCCATCTCTCCCTTAGACGGCGCAGACCCGGTTTGCTGGACGATATCCAGCACACGCTCAGCAAACGCCCCCTGAATCTCCTGAGTCTGCACAGGAGAGAGATCCGGTATGGGGGTAGCAGCCAAGTCCCACGGAGGGGCACCAGAGTCCAGCAGGATGTCTCGCAGCCAACTCTCGGCAGCCCGACACTTGACCTCGGTTATCATCATGTAGAGTTCAGATCCGCCCTGATCGCGGATCTGCTTGAGCTTGTCAGCCTCGTACTCGCCGTTGCGCTGGCGCATGGCGCGAAGCATCTCGTACTCAAGCGGACGCTTGGCAATCTGCGCGGCGTCCCAACACTCACGAAGATGTCCAACAATCCCAAGGATTACGGGCTGGTTCTGACGATCCTGCAATGCGCGGTCAGTAGCTTCCTGCTCCTGCTTGGCAAGATCAGCGTTGTTAACTACGCGAAGGAACGTCAGTCCAGCCATAACTACCTCACTGCTGCCCTTCGCGGCGGCTTCTCTCGTAGTTCGCAGCACCGCGATCCATGTTCCGGTTCATCTCGTCGTACTTGCGTTCACGTGCAGCTTGCTCTGCAGCCTGCTGACGATCATACGCATCCAGAGCTTTGCGCTCTGCGGGAGTGAAGTTGTCCGGCATGGGAGTGGCAGAGTTCTGGATGATGTCGCGTTTACGCATCGCTGACGCAAGCTCAGGACTAGGCCCGCGAGTAGAACCTGCGGGCACGGTAACCATACCGCCGTCCTTGTATTTCGGAACCATGCTGCCACAGTTACCAGCCATGTTACTTACCCCTGTTACTACGGACGTTCTGGAGTCGGCGGTTAGCCGCACCAGCCATCGTCATTCTGGAACTGCGGTTCGCCTCAAGCGGACGCGAGAGAACCTTACTCAATTCAGGCTGCTTGGTGGGGGATGAGAGCATCTTGTCCTTAACTGCAGGCACCGAAACTTTCGGCGCTGCCGCTTTGACTTTAGGTGCCGGGACGCTGGTGCTACCGCTCATGCTCTTAGGCGGGTTACGCCCAGTCTCGCGGGCGTTAAGTTTCTCCCAGACCTTGTTACCCGGACCCCATCCAGCGGCTTTATCGACTGCCAGAAAGTCAGCCATCGATCCCTTTTTACCAGCCATACTGGCCTCCAAATGTAAAGTCTGGACTGAACATAGCAAAAAAATGCCCCCGGAGCAAGCTCAACGGGGGCGAACGCCCTTGCGGAGGTGACATCACTGCTAAGGAGGCACAGTGACGGTGCCACAGTATCAAGTCCACCCGCCTGCCGCAACCTTTTTAACCTCTCGTCGCATGGATAAGTGCCCTTCCCCACCGCCGGATATGTGTAGCATAAGATATTGCAGAGCTTCTGCAACGTGCGAGTGACGATTTTTGTCAATAACTGCATCGCCTCGGGGTTTGTAGCGGTAGCCCCCCATCATGGCAGCCTTAAGCTGAGTGCAGCCGGGGTCCATCACGAACCCCGGATCACCGTCAACTTGACGCATGAGGAACTCATCGACCGCGTTGATGCGTGCCGACACGTTGTTAGTCTTGGCCGCTATGACCTTAAGCCCCTCGGCTTTAATGATGTCGATGGCACTGCGCTCGTCAGTCTGCGCTCTCTGCGTCCCCGCCGGGTCAGTGACCACAAGGATGGGCGCTCCCGAGAATCTTTCATAGAGCAAGGGCTTAAGTATCGTGCGTGTAAAGCGCTGGATGCCCATGTCGAAGCTGACAGCCTCGGCAAGTATGAGCGCCCGACCTCTAGGATCTTGTTGTCCTATCACTGCCGCAGGCGTCAAGCCTAAGTCCATCCCCACGATAACGGGCCGTATCCCGTTGATAATGTGCCGTAGCTGTACTTTAGCCATGTGGTAATCCGGCCTGAAGTACTTGTACACCGGCATACCCGCACTGGAGAGTCCATACTCCCCGTCGATGTAAACCCGGATGTACTCCTCGCTGCGACCCTGTGTGTCGTAGTAAAGCTCAGGCAGGTTCTCAATGTTCTCAGCCTGCTGGCTGCGTCCGCTGGGCTGCTTGAAAACACTCCAACCGTTGTTGTTGAACGACACGCCATCACGCGGGTCCAGATGCTCAAGCTGGTAGTACCACCACGTGTCCATCGTCGGAGGGTTAGTGTCCCCCCACATGCCGAACCATGTGGGTCCACCGTCTTTCTTGGACGGGAATCGCCCGATCCGCTTAGACATGGCGTCCACGATGTCTGGGTGAATGTCCCTACACTCGTTGAACCACGCGCCTGTAAGCTCCAGCGAGTTCAGGTTAGCCACATCGTCCGCGTCATCCAGTGCGCGGAACATGATTTCCGCCTCAACGTCGCCTATCTTGAAGAAATAGGTCTTGGTTGTGCGCATAAACTGCCCACACGGCCCCGGCGGGAACCAATCAAGGAAGGTTTTGATGGTGGTATCCTGCAACTGGCGTGCAGTCTCCCGCACAACCGCCCACCTAGTGCGCCGAATGCCGTTTTGCCCCGGTGCTTGCGAGCTTGCCCTGCGGATAATCTCAAAACTGCAGGTGACGGACTTGCCAGAGCCTACTGGACCCATCAAAACGCGCATCTTGGCGTTGTCGGCCATGAATTTTCGCCCTGTGGGGGGCGGGGTGTAGTTAATATCAAGCGCCATTACGCAACTCCCACTAGCATGACGATAAACTCTGGGGGTTTACGCCGTTTGGCGACAATTTTTGTCCGGTAGGACACGCGTTTTTGCTTAAGTAACGACTGAACTGCCACCAATTGGGTTGTTTTGGACAGTCTTATAGCAGGAAATCCGTCGTACGTTGTGTCAAACATACTCTTCGGCGTTGTCAGCATCGAATTCCTCTTGGTATGCGAGGAGATCCTGCTCTACTTCGGCCTGAATTACACGTGCATCGTCGGGTGAACTGCCAAGATTGATCGTAATCTTGACCCCGCCACCGCCTTCACCTGCCCCTACACCGTCTTTAGGCTCTAGTCCTGCCCACTTGACCGTGCTTTTGATGAGGTCAGCCTTCACTGCAGGGCTTACGCCGGGGTCATGGATGAGTAGCCACGAGGTTGTTAGCAACTCTTCGGCCTGCGCACGCGCCTTGAGGCGGAACGTCATGCCCTTATCACGGATCTCCGTGCGATAAGTCTCCACCTTCTTGTGAAAGACGGGATCTTTGTTGAACTCAAGGATGTCGCTGGCGGCTATGGAGTGACGCGAGATCACTTCCTGCAGCGTCTCACCACTCCCCTCAAGGGTAAGTGCGACATCGAAGGCCAGTCGGTCTGACCACTTGGTGTGCTTGATGGGGGAAGTATCCATGCGGACAGGGTAGAAGCTGGGTTGTGGGGGTGTCAAGGGGGGTGCTGGGAGATGAAACTTTAGTGGGTGCTCGGTAGAGCACGAAACTTTACACGTTGGTTTTTTGGGTTGCGCTTTGTGAGGTTTACTACAATAAGGGGGGGCTAGAAAATTTCAAATCCATGTGCCCCCCCCCTGCCGGCCTGTAGCACGTCACTGCCCCGAGGCAAACGGCGGGCAAAAAAAAGCCCCGGCCGGAGCCGGGGCAAAGGGTGGAGTGGATCAATAGTCGCGGAGCACCGAAGCCTTCTTCTTCGCCTTGTCGGTTGGCCGGAGTACCGCCAGCACTGGCTGGCCGTACTTGTTAGCCATCACAACGATACCCGCCCCGGCGAAGCCCAGCGCCGCCTTCAGTTCGGCCGCTGTTACGGCCGTGTCGGGCTTTTTGCGGTCAAACCCGGCCAGCCAGCATGACCAGCGATCCAGCCCCGCCTTCTCCGCGTCCATTGCGCGCTGCACTGCCTGCAGGATCGCGCCCGGATCGTCGGAAGCGTAGTGCTTGTCTTCCTCGCCCTTGTAGAGCACCACCGCCCCCTTGTTTGCGTTGAACGTGACTCGAACATAACCTTCAAACTTACGCATAGATCCTCCACTGGATTCATGTTGCGCTGCCGGAGCGGAATTGCCCCGACGACCCAAACTCTACGCCCCGACACTCGATCTGTAAAGTTAGCTTGGCATCACTCGCCCTTCACACCGCGTGCGCAACGCACACACGCGCAACGCACACACGCGCACCCGCGTAACGTGTGTATGACCAGTAACAGGTATGCGCGTGGGGGGGATGGGGGACTCGGGGCTAGTGTGTGTATTTTCTCTAATACCCCATACGTCGGGGGGTGCCGGTTCGTAGATATGACTAAGTATACACATTCTAACGATCTAAGTATACACAATCTAAACAATCTAACTATACGCAAAATAGCTATACATTACATGTAAAGTTTTAATACACGAAGTTTACACGTATAGTTATGTAAGTGGCTGATTTGCCACAGGAATCCGTATAAACTATATAGGTATACAATCTCAACAATCTAAATAATCTACGTTTTTTTTGCAATACCCTTTCCTCACGACCCCTCCCTTGGCCTAAACTTGACATGTAAACTTCTAATACCCCCCAACACTCCGTGTATAGTGCCACATTACTTCAAAAAACGTAGATTATTTGGATTGTTTAGATTATAAACTTTACATCCCCTTTAGAATCAATAGCTTACAAACTATACAATCGATCTTCCATGACTCATTCCCACTATTCCGTAGATTGTTTTCGATCTAGAAATGCGGCCGCCGGCCGGCGGCCGGGGCGCCGCCAGGCCAAACTTGACACCGCCGCCGCGATCGGCGATGATGCGCGTCGCTGGCCGCCCCGGCCAGTATCTATGAACTCATTATCTGAGGGAGAAAATATGTATAGTACGTTTGTAGTGGTTCCTGCATACGGCAGGAAACTTGACACCAAGTCAGCCGTAAAGCTGGCTTGGGAGACTGGCGTTGACTTCCGCGTTATCGCGGGGTCAATGTACAGTTACATCAATGTGCGGGACTTCAGTGCCTACGCAGAGTTCGGAGACACCGTGGTGTTCTCGACTGATCGCTTTGAACTCAAACTTGACAGCAAGTGAGGTAACAGCGGGATGGCTGTTATGGCTAACCCCATAGCAGTCATCACGATGCTGCTTCGGCATCACAACATGAACTCAACGAGGGACACAATGCACCTTTTCAACGGCTACAACGTAACCCGCAACCCCAGCGGTAGGCTGGAGTTCTGGAAGACGGGTGAAGACTGGGTGATTACCCACTTCTTCGCAAACGACATCAACACGGCAGAGCACATCCGCATCGGAGAGTGGGTGTGCAGCGTTAAGCGCATCATGCCGGGTTTGTTCAAGGTTACCTACCACTACCCCATGTCGCCGACCCCCTTGGACGACTTCGACTTCTAGGCATCAGCGGGATGGCTGTTGTACACCACGTACAGCAGTCATCACGATGCTGCCTCCGCAGTGTCACAACCCATTGAACTCAACGAGGGATTAGACATGATGAGCATCACCAAGCAGAAGCTGAAATTTATCCCGGACAAAGCGCAGGTCGTCGAGGTAAGGGCATACCCCAGCTGCCACGAATTCCTCCACAACCCTGACAGCACCATCCGCATTTACCGCTCCGAGGGGCAGTACTGGGTGGGCGATCAGGAGCCTTTCGAGCTTCGCATCTACGCTTCGGAGTTCTTCGATGGGAACTTCTTGGTTGTCAAGTTCAAGAACTCCTACACCGGTTTGCACAATGACGTTCACCAGAACTTCTACCGGGTCAGAGCGACGAAAGACAGTGATGGGCTGGTCACTGATCTGTTGTTTCAGGAGATGTACTTCGACCTCTGTGAAGTAGGCGCTGGGCTGCCCAGTGACTGAGAGGTAACAGCGGGATGCCTGCTGTAGAGCTAACCCTCTGCAGTGGGCATCACGATGCTGCTTCAGCAGTGTCACAACCCATTGAACTCAACGAGGGATTAGGTATGCAACTGACCGACAAGCAGTACGAGATACTGCTGCATATGTACCACAACTGGGTGGAGATGTTCCGTTCCTTACCGGATGCCACCAAGGACGCTTTCTACAGGCGTCTTCTCGGTGAGTAACCCAGTCTGCAAGGACTGTGGAGAGTTGTTCTCCGCAGTCCGACACGCTCTTGGTTACCAGCACTGCTTGCAGTGCGGTGATGCTGTGGCGGTATCGGCTCGCAAAGGATGGACGGTAGTGCCCATGCACAAGAGTAACTACATCCTTTGCACCGATCCGCAGTTACTCAAACAACTGAACCCTAAGGGGGGACGATGAAGAAGTTTCTTCTGGAGTTGTTGGCATCGTTGTTCTTCGCAGCGATTGCCTTGCTGATTCTGGCTGAGTGGATGGCCGGATGTGGTGAGTCCTACGTGGACTCCGTTGGTAAGCGGCACTACTACGAGTGCCTGATTGTTCCCTATGAACCACCCACTGAGGAGGGTAAGTGATGAGTACCAGAAAGTTTACATGCAAGATCTTGGATCTCATGGACGAGGGGATGGTTAGTCCCCAGTGGTTAGTGCAGGAACTGCTTCGGTGGATGTCTGAACACGAGGTGCATAAGTTCTACAACATCCATCTGGCTGATTACGACGACAACGAGGAGAGCGACAACGAGGAGGGCGACGATGAGTGACAAGCGACTGTACCAACTGCGCAAGTACCCAAAGGGGCCGGTGATTACCGGCCTGTACTTCGCTGACAAACGTGCTGCCAAGGCAGCCCGTGACCAGATCGGTGACACCACAGTGGTGTCACTTGGCCCTGACCACCGCAACTACACGAACCCTAAGGGGGATATGACATGAGATCTGACAACGTCTTACGCAACATCAAACAGCTCCACGGCATCCGTCGCACTCTGTACATCACAGGTGCTCCCGGTGGTGGCAAGACCAGCATGTGCCGACAAGCTGCCGCTGAGTTGAACGCACCGTACATCGAGCGTCACTTGCCGACCTCACTGGTCGAGGACTTCGGTGTGCCAGACATGGGTACGACTGACCGTACCTTCGGGTACAAGATGCCCGACTGGTTCCCTGTCAAGGGTGCCGTTCCAGACGGTGGCATTCTGGTGTTCGACGATGCAGCACAGGGCAACGATGACTTGCAAAAGGTCATTGCCAACATTGTGCAGGCTAGGAACCTGCATGGTGTGGAGATGGCTGACTGGCAGGTCATCCTCACTGGTAACCGGCAGCAGGACAGGGCCGGTGCCAACCGCATCTTGGGTCACCTCAGCAACCGCATGACTAAGCTGGACTACGAGGTTCACCTCGATGACTTCACGGGGTATGCCATATCGGCCAACGTCAAGCCAGAGGTGATTAGCTTCATCCGGTTCCGTCCCGGTCTGTTGCATGACTACGACCCTAACCGTGAACTTAACCCGACGCCCAGAGCATGGGTCGAGGGTGTCAGTGATGTGCTGGGTGTAGTTGACCCCGATTTGGAGTACGACAACTTCATGGGTGCAGTCGGTGAGGGTGCCGCTGCTGAGTTTGTGGGATTCCTCAAGATATTCCGCAAACTTCCTAACCCTGATGCAGTCCTGCTGCATCCCACAACGGCAGATGTGCCATCTGATCCGGCAACGCTCTATGCGTTGTCCGGTGCCCTGTCCAGTAGGGCGACGGTGGCTAACTTCGACAGGGTGACTGCCTATGTCGAGCGGATGCCTAAGGAGTTCAGTGTACTGGCTGTCAGCATGGCAGTACGCCGTGATGCTCAGCTTAGCAACACCGCTGCGTTTACGCAGTGGGCAGTCAAACACCAAGACGTTTTGTTCTGATCCAACCACAGAGGAGCTATCGCTATGAATCTTTCCGACAAAGCCTTGCTTGTACAGTTGTCCATCAGCAAGTGGACAGCCCGTAAGAAGGACAAGAAGGCCACCCGTGAGGTGGCTCAGGCCAACAACGCCAACGTCAGTGCTGGCAACTACCACAAGAAACTGCTGGTGATGCAGTCGCTGGCTGAGGTCGACACACTGGTAGGCTCGGTGCGTACCAAGTTCTACGAGAACACCCTGCCTTGGGGTATCGAGGGTTCCCAGATTCTGCCTGCTGGCAACTATCTGGGGTTTGTTAACGACTACAGGTCTGACAACGCACAGTTTCTGCGTAACGTGGATCGGTTCGTGTATGACTACATGATCGAGCAACGTCTGGGTTTCGCTAACGTCAAGCGTGAGTTGGGTAGTTTGTTTAACCCTGACGACTACCCCAAGACTGAGGCAGAGATTCGCTCCAAGTTCAAGATGGACTTGGCTGTGTTCCCTGTGCCTAGCACTGACTTCAGGGTCAGTGTGGGCAGTGACGAGATGTCACGCATTCAGCAAGATATTGAGCAACGAGTTGCCAACGCAGCACAGACTGCGATGCAAGAGGTATGGCAGAGGCTGTACGACAAGGCACAGCACATTGCTAAGAAGTGTGCCGACCCCAAGGCGATCTTCCATGACTCGATGATCGAGAACGCCAGAGAGATTTGCTCTCTGCTGCCCCGGTTGAACTTCGCAGATGACCCTAACCTTGAGCGTATGCGGCAGGAAGTGGAGGCCCTGCTTGTGCATCCGCAGATTCTTCGCAATGACCCTGATCGTCGCCGTGATACGGCGGCAGAGATGAACAAAATCCTTAGTGCAATGGGCACTTTCATGGGAGGTGTGCAATGAAGACTCTGGCCTACAACTTGCGAACGCTACGCAGTCTCACTGACTGTGTGCATCGTGATTTGGAAACGTATCTGGAAAGTCCTGCGGACTACGACGCAGCGGAGTACTTCGCAGATGTGGCAGATGCTGCATCGGAAGCCCTTCGACTGGTCGATGAGGTACTCAACCACATTGCTCGGGATACCCGCTTCGTTAACATCTGGCTCGATGAGGAGAACGAATAATGAGCGACGACAGCATAGCGTTTTTGACGCTGATGGGCGCAGCGGTGGCGTTCTACGCTTTCGCTTGCGGGTTTCTGTTTGTGCTTGGAAAGACTTACCAACTAATTGCAGGAGTGTTGGTATGAGAAAGGGTCACCCCGACGATAACGATTGGCTGATCGTCTTCGCCATCTGGGGATGGATGGCGATCATGTTTGTGGGAATGGTTGGAAACATCGTGGAGGCAATGCAATGAACTGGAAGTTTCTTACGGCTGACGAGATCACCAAGTGGTACGGCGAGCGTTGTCCTGACATTGAGCGAGGATGCCCCACTTGCAGGGCTTGGCTTCGTCACGACTTGCTTCAGCAGATGGAGTACGAGGATATCTGTGACAGGGGTGCCTTCACTGACATTGAGCATGGTTGGTGCTGTTTGGAAGACGAGAGCAACGACGAGGAGAAAGCACAATGACTTCTGTAATGCCGCGCAAACAACGAGCCACCGCAGTGGTGGCTCACGATACCAAGAAACTGGAGACTCGCCTTGCCAAGGCGCGTACTGGTCTGGTGCTGGGTCATCCGTTCTTCGGCAGTCTGGCACTCAATATGCCCATGACTCTGAGCGACAAGGTTAAGACTGCTGCCACTAACGGTAAGAGGGTGCTGTTTAACCCTGACTTTATCGCCGACCTGACTGACGAGGAGTTGCTGTTCCTTGTGGCCCATGAGGTGTGTCACCCCATGCTGGAGCATAACTACCGTCGAGGTGAACGCAACCACAAGAAGTGGAATCAGGCTGGTGATTACGTTATCAACCAGCTACTGAGCGACGAGGGTATCGGCAAGATGCCCGGTATGGGACTGCTCGATGCCACTCTCTACAACGCTGGTGGTGGTACGACTGACGGTATCTTTAACCTCCTGCCTGAGCCAGAGGATGACGGTGATGGCCCCGGTGATGGCCCCGGTAATGGCCCCGGCCCACTCGATGACTGCGAAGATGCTGAGGGTGATACCCCGGCAGAGCGTGAGCAGCAGGCTAACGACATGAAGGTACAGGTAGCTCAGGCTGCACAGGCTGCCAAGATGATGGGCAAACTGTCGGCAGGGATTGAGAGACTTGTTAGCGAGGTGCTGCAGCCCAAGGTCGATTGGGTAACGGTTCTCCGTCGCTTCGTTCAGAAGTGCAAGAACGACTCCCGCACTTTCGCTAGACCCAACCGTAGGTTTGTGCAGCAGGGACTGTACTTGCCCACTATCAGTGGCGAGGCGATGGGTGAACTGCTCTTCGCTATCGACTGCTCTGGGTCTATCACGCAGCGGGACATTGACCAGTTTGCTGCGGAGATCAAGGTGGTACAGCAGGACTGCAAGCCATCACTGCTTCACGTTGTGTACTTTGATTTCAGTGTGTCGCACTACGAGAAGTACACGGTGAGCGATGCACTGGACATCAAGCCTCATGGCGGCGGTGGTACTGCGTTCTCTCCTGTCTTCCGCTACATGGTGGATCACAACATCAAGCCTGTGGCCGTGGTGTTTCTGACTGACTTGTGCTGCAACGACTTCGGTACTCCACCCGATTGCCCTGTGCTTTGGGTTAGCACCGAGGATGGCAGTGCTCCCTTTGGTGAAGTTGTGAGGATGCGTTAATGACTGATCTCGATACGACTGATGAGGCAGTGGAAAACCTACACCGGACACTGGCAACAGCCTGTGATGGTGTGGAGCTAACCACCGTGTTGACCTGTGTGTCACTGCTCTGGATACAGGCAGCACTTGCATTGGGCATGAGCAAAGCCTCCGCGATGGAGGCTATCACTTCGTTTGTTGACACCGTTTACCCTGAGGAGGGCGATGACAATGGCTACCGTACGATTCAGTAAGGATTTGCAAGAGCGGATTCTGGCTAGTGCCAAGAAGAAGTTTGAGAAGTCTGTTGAGGCTGCGCGTGATGCTCGGCCTAACGCAGACTTGTGGTCTGATCGCTTGTGGAATGCGATCTTCGGGCATTACTCCAATGCTATCGCCACTGTACCTTCGGAGTTCATCAACACCGCTGGTGCGTTCACCATCAAGCATGGACATCGTGCTGATGGCACGGTGGTTAACGTGGGTTTGCAGTTTGAGTTCAAGGGTACGAGCAAACCGTGGCCTGTACTTGCCAGCGGTAAGGTACTGGCTGGCGTGCGCAAGGAGAGTACATGGTCTTCAGCAGTTATTCTGGAGAGTTCTCTGGCTGATAACCCCATCGTTGCGCAGTTCCTCGACGAGGTGGATGTGTGGCGCAACAACTGGGCGGCAGCACAGGCACGACAGACTGAGTTCGTCAACTCTGTGAAAGCTGTTATCACAGCCTATTCCACTCTGGCTCCGGCGCTTAAAGCGTGGCCTCCACTGTGGGACTTGCTTGGTGAAGACGTTAAGGACAAACACCGGGAGGTAGTGGAGCGGGAGAAGCGTGATCCTGCTGCTGCGATCTCTGGCTCGGTTGATCTCGACCGTCTTACTGCACTTGCTTCGCTTAGCAAAATGGGAGGTGCATGATGTGGTTCAAAAACTCTATGTTCGACTCTTACCTTGACGCCAGAGCGTTCTTCTCCAGAGCTAAGACGCCCTCCATGGGGCGTCCCATCAAGACAGGCTGGCGGATGTACTCTGAGGGTCTGGAGAAGTTATTCATCGTTACCTGCGGTATGCGGATATGTACCCTGCACTGTGACAATACCGTAACCTTTGATCTCTCCCGTGAAGACCTACCACGGGTGGGCAATACGATATCATGGGCGTTGTCTAGAATTATCCCGATATCCTTTGTCTATGTCAGCAAGGGGCGCTACGTTGTCAGTGGTACGAAGGTGACGGTTACAGTGCCCGAAGGTCTGAGTTGGTACTCTGCCTACAAGAAGCAGGCACATGAGTACTTCCGGCATATCAAGTTCGACATGGCTACAGGTATGTGCCACAACCCAGTGCCACGGTTGGATCAGGCTAACGCAGACAAGGATGCCCGACGGATATGGCTGAGATCGTCACGTAAGTTTATGAAAGGCATACAAGTACGAGCCAAGCTCGGTGCGTTCACTTCATACACTTCGTCAGTAGACCAGCATCACAGAGTGATGTCCCAAGCGGATGTAATACAGTTGCTGTACGAGTGCATACGTGACGAGCAGTATCCTGATGTGCTGCTACGCTTTCTGTTCAGTGGATCGTGGCGGTTCTCATACTACAACCGCAATGCTGATCCCAACCTGATCGCAGTTACCCGCACTAAGGAACTGCTAGAGGAACATAGTCTTGAATTGCGCCGCAAGTTCGGCGTCTTCCCTCCACTGCCTGAGGATTCCGCAGCATGAACGCAGATATGGCCGTATATCTCCAGAAGAAACGTGACAACGAGCGGGTGGAGCTTAAGGCTCCACTTCGCAACCGCATTGAGCAAGATATTGCTGAGTTCATAGCCAAGGGCAACAGCATCACTGTGCTTGGCGTTACTCAATCCACCTTCACTAGCAACTGGTGACCCCATGATTCGTCAATGTGATAACCATACGACACCGCACTACTACGATACGTCAGTAACAGAGCAGTGCAACCACTGCTTCTGTGTGCATGGCGCGTCATACGACAAGACTTGCATCCCCTGTGACAGGTTCAGTAACGCTATGGAAAAGGTAGCCCTCAGTATCTGGGAGGTGGAGGGTGATCCCCCCGACATGGTGAACCAGCCGCCGCACTATGCAGCCAGTGACATCGAGTGCATCGACGCTATGCGTTCGGCGTTCGGTGACGAGGCTGTGGAAACGTATTGTGTAGTCGCTGCGTTCAAGTACCTGTGGCGGCACGACAAGAAAGGTGGGCGACAGGATATTGAGAAAGCCATCTGGTATCTGCGCTTTGCTACTGGTGATGACCCGAGGAATGACAATGCCTAACCATGTAATGACATCGAGAGTGGTGCTTACTTACTCGCAACTGGAACGGGAGACCATATCTCTCCGCGCAGAGGTGGCGTTCTATGAGCAGGAGGTGGAGTCACTAAGGGAACAGGTGCAGTTCTATCGCACTGAGCTTGAGAACTTGTTGGAGAAACTGGAGGGCAACCGCGATGAGCAATAGCAAACTGAGCAAGGAAGTATCGGAAGGGTTCTTGAAGGCAGCGACCACTGTGATCTGCCCGTACTGCTCGCGCATCAGGAACAGGAACAACCTCCATCAGGTGAAGCCGCGCATCAAGTGCAAGCCTTGCCACGAGAAAAAGCTGGGGTTCAAGTGATGAGAAAAGTTAATAGTGTCGATCTTGCTGGGCTGAATGATTTTTTTGATACAGCACAAATGAACATGAAAAACACTAAGCCTAAACTTAACATGGACCGCGACGACATCATCCGCATGGCGCGGGAAACAGGGTTCGATGTGAACTTTGACATCAGGACTGTAAGTGTTGAAGGAGTTCACATCAACAAAGAACTGGAACGCTTCGCCGCCCTAATTGCAGCGCATGAGCGCGAGGCGTGTGCAAAGGTGTGTGACGCCCGCCTCGCCCTCACGCGCCAACACGGCAGCGAGGAT